TTATATCTACATTATATCTCCATTATATCTCCATTATATCTCCATTATATCTCCATTATATCTCCATTATATCGAATGCAAATTATTATGTCGAATGTAAAATTATTTTTATTTATATTAAATAAAAACAATTTGTAAATTTAAAATTCAAATGTAGAACTAGCTGATCCACCAGACATATCATCATCGTCGTCGTCGTCACTATATGATCCTCCAGTCATACTATCAGAAGTAGGTGTAGTTGACCCAGAAGCACTTGAAGATCTACGACTTAGACGTTGTTGCATTTCTTGTTCAAATTTTGATGACTTCATTTGCGCAGTTGCTTCTTTAGCCTTTTCACCATAATATCTTTCAATAGCTTTTCTGTCTTTATAATCTTCAATTTTGCCCTTAACAGATGCACCAATAGATGATAATCCAGCGCTTAATTTAGATCCAAGTGATGATAATCCAGCACTTAATTTAGCACCAGCAACCTTTGCACCAGCACTTAAAGCAGCTGCTGCTTTTCCAGCAGTTTCAGCTGCTCCACGTAAGAGTTGTTTCATTTTCTCTTTGGCAGCATCCATACCAGCTTGAGCTCTAGCCATAGCAGCCTTGATTTGTTGACGTCTAGCTTCACTTTTTTCAGCAGAGAGCTGAGCATTTAAATCAGCAAGTTCCTTTCGTTTTGCAGCAACTTCTTGTTCTAATGCTTCACTAGCTCCACCGTACATATTAAGAAGAACACCCATACCTCTCATTCTATAATGAGATTTTACTCTAGTCTTACGAACAGTTCTTACTTTTGGCGAAGAATGTTTAACGGAATGACGTTTAGCGGAATGACGTTTAACGGAATGGCGTTTAACGGAATGTTTCTTTGCAGAATGTTTTTTTACAGAATGACGTTTAGCAGAGTGACGTTTTCTAGAATCATACTTTTTAGCAGAATGTACCATTGTTTATATTATACTATAACAAAATAAATTTTTTTTTTACTTTTTATCTTATTTTTATTTAACATTTAATCCTTTTTGAGCCAAACTATCCGCATATTTTACTTTTTATCTTATTTTTATTTAACATTTAATCCTTTTTGAGCCAAACTATCCGCATATTTTTCTCTTAATACATTGTCTCCTATAAATGCATAATCCGGTGTTATTAATTCAGGATATTTCTCCTTATCATTTTGATCATCACAACAAAAACCTAAACTTCCTTCTCCAAATAAATTGCCTTTACAATTATAACATAATGGCCTATAACTCGGATCATTTGAAAAATTTCTATTACCTATTATTTGCATATTTCTAGGCAATTCACACTTGTCACCAGATAATCCACCAAAATCATTTGGATAACTCTCATTTGCTCTATAATATGGACATTCATACGAATTTTCAGGTACATAATCCCAAATACCACCAGAATCAATGCATTCTTCCTTTGTTTTAGCAAGTAAATTACTAGTATTATAACAAAATCCACCCTTTGATTTCATTTTTTCTTCTTGTATACGTTTTTTAATTTCTAAATCATTTTTAAAATCAACTTTCATCTTTTCTGTTATCACCATATCCTTACCACTTGTTATAAAAGGATCCATTAAATACAACACATTTTTAATATTATAATTATTATAATAACTTTCCTTACCAATTTCCGCATCTATACCTCCAATTAAAAGTCGTGCTGTAGATTCTTCTAATGCAACTGTATTTACTATTATATTCGGTAATAAATTTTTATCTAATCTTTCAAAATATTCACCAGTATCTGTCAAAAATGATTTTATATCATTTACAATAACATACACCTTTAACCTTTTTGCCCAATTAAATGTCTTGTTTTGTACATCTATATTAAATACAAAATGCCGAGAAGTTTCTATATCTTTCCATTTTATATCATACATATCCTTTATTATTGCAATCTTTGATCGTTTGTAATCCTTACTTTTTGAAAAAATGTCATTTAATCTTTGCAATACAATTTCTGAAAATGAACTTTGCATAGGGAATTTTAAATAATTTGGAAGTTTTTGAAAGGAATCTAATTCCGGAATTCCTTGTAAATTAGTTTGTTCAAAAATTTCATTTAATGTTTTAATTTCAGTTTCGTATAAAGTATCTTGTTTATTCAATGGAACTCGAGAATTATTATACCAAGTTACATTAAAACCTTCAATTGGTACCTTACCTTCAATATGTAAAAGGGAATATATAAATAATACTAACAAAACCAATAATATAATGATCATTATAATTACACAATAAAAAAAGTAAAGTTAAATTTACATTAACTTTAACTCAAAATTAACTTTACAAACAAATTAAAATATATGAACCTTGCCTCCAAGTTTTTCATAAGTATTTAATATAAATTCTTCATCGGAATCTAATTTTAAATTTACAAGGATTATATCATATTTATCGTGCAAATTTTCCAAAGTAAATTGGTTTCTTGAACAAAATACAATATCATTTTTCATATAACAGTCTTGTACAATTGGATCATATACAGTAACAACTTTACCAATAACCTTTAATTGTTTATATAATTCGTAACCGGGTGAATTAGTAAGTAAACTCTCACCCTTTTTAAATCCAATACCAGTCAAAAGAATATTTTTACAATCATATTTTGCAGCAATTTCATCAGCTTTTTGTTCTGGACGCCTATTCATCAATTCTGTTGCATATTCTAATACAGGTAAATTTCCAGTTTTAAATAAATAATATGGATTTACAGGAATACAATGACCACCAACTCCAATACCTGGATAAAATGGCATAAATCCAAATGGCTTTGAACTTGATGCATTAATCATTTCATAAGTATTAATACCAATATTTTCACACATATCAGAAATTTCATTGACATATGCTATATTAATCATCCTAAAACAATTTTCATACAATTTGCACATTTCTGCACATTCACAAGAACTAACAGGTACCACTTTATCAAATACCTTTTCATATATATTTTTACATACCTGTAAACTACTTTCATTTAAACCAGAAATAATCTTTGGAATCTGATGCATTAGAGGTTCTACTCTTCCTGGATCTACTCTTTCTGGTGAAAAGCCAACGTAAACACCACGTTCTAAAAATTCACCAAAAAGTTCTCTTGTTGCACCAACATAAACTGAACTTTCAATCATAATTAACGACCCTGGTTTTACAATACTACGTAAACTATCTCTAACAGAATGTAAACAAGAAACATCTATCTCACGTTCTTTTGTAACTAATGTAGGAACCGATACCAAAAATACATTACAATCTTGTAAATTATCATATGATGACTGAAAACTAATGTTTGTTTTATTTTTTGTTTTAGTTTTATATTTAGACTTTAAAAAGAATACACGTTTTGACGAAAGATCTACTCCTACTACATTATAATGTCTATTAAAATTAGTTAACAAGTGTTCTCCGACAAAACCAACACCGATAATACAAATTTTATCCATCTTACTTTTTTTTAATATCTTGAAATTTATCAATTTTTTATTAAAAGGTATAAAATTAAAAGGTGTAAAATTAAAAGGTGAAACTATTTTATTACATTAATTTAATGGAAATTGTATTTTTAACCAAGTTGTTGTTTACAATCCTTTTGGTTCTTTTAACCCTAAAAAGTATATCTGGATATAAATTATTACATTATGTTAATAAATTTTACGCATTTTTTATAAATGATAGGGAGTTTTATGAAACTGATCACGATTGGTGTAAAAATTTGCGAAACGATTATAAAAAAATAAAACAAGAATATATAAATTATACTAAAAACCATGGAAAATTACGGCGTTTTAAAGATATAGATACAGTACAAACTGATTATGATATATCTGATATCCCATGGGATGTTTTGTTTTTAAGAATATATAATAAAGATACATCAAAAATCAAGTATTTCCCAAAGACTTACGACTTAATTTCAAAAATCCCAGGATGCAGTTTAGCAATGTTTAGCGTGTTACATCCTGGTAAAATCATACCACCACATACTGGACCATTTAAAGGAGTATTAAGATATCATTTAGCATTAATAACTCCAAAAAAGAGTGACGAATGTAAAATAAAGGTAAATAAAATAGAATATTATTGGCAAACTGGTAAAGATGTTATATTCGATGATACTTTTATCCATAGTGTTGAAAATAACACTTGTGAAACCAGAGTTGTATTGTTTTTAGATATTCAAAGAGATTTTGAAAACCTATTTTTGAATATTATAAATAATGTAGTTTTATATTTTTGTAAATTTAATGACTCTGTTAACAATATTGTCGACAATACAAACAATAGTTGATTACAAACAATAGTTGATTACAAACAATAGTTGATTACAAACAATAGTTGATTACAAACAATAGTTGATTACAAACAATAGTTGATTACAAACAATAGTTGATTACAAACAATAGTTAATTACCAGTACTACCAAAACCCCCCGATCCTCTACTAGTTTCACGATGTTCTTTAACAATTTCCATAGTAATAGGTGACAAATCAGCATTGACCAATTGAACAATACGAGTTCCACGTTTTAATTCATATGGCTCGGTTGAAGTATTATACAATGGTGCCTTGATATTACCTTTGTAGCCTGCGTCAATCAACCCAACTGAATTTCTCATCAATAATGGTGTTTTGTAAATACTTGATCTAGGCATCAATAAGTAACTATTGTATTTGTAGAAATTACCTCGAAGCCAATGCCATACACAAGGATCAAATGTTCTGTTTTGACATTGTACACCCATGTCAACCAAAACAGTTTTACCAGGAAGAATAATTTTATCTTTTACAACAAATAAATCTAAACCAGCATCTCCTTTGTGAAATGTACCTTGTCCGTTTCCGCGCTCTGTGTTAAGGGTACTATGTGATTCGTATAATTCTAAATCTTGTTCATTGGGAACTTTTACTAAAAAGGTCTTGGGCATTTTGCTTTATATTGATTTATTATGTATTGATTATTATTTTTAAATAAATTATATTTTTCAATTTTTATTTTCTTTGTTAATCACATATATGTCAAGACCATTTTTAACATACTTTGTAATTAATACATTCACAACAATTTTGATGACAACTTTTTATAATTTTTATTTAAAAAAAACATCAAAACAAGATGATAAATTAGAATTTTTATTAACGAAAATTAAACAATTAGAAGAATCTGTAAATTCATTACAACAATCAATTGAAGATATTGAAGAAAATATCAATAAGAGTAATAATGTTATTGAAAGTAACATTGCACTAAATAACAAATTAGATGATTTTATAAACTATTCATATGAAGTATATGACGAATAATTAAAGTAAACTAATTAAAGTAAACTAATTAAAGTAAACTAATTAAAGTAAACTAATTATTTTGATTTTAATTTTTTAATTTAAAAAATTGAAAACATAAAGATTAAAAATGCAGAATTTCCTCTTTACATTTTTATCTATTTGTTTTGTTCGAGCCGATTTAATTTTGACTCCTAAAGAACATCATTTATTTACTTTTGAATTTGGTTCATTTGCTCAAGAACACAACTTGGATAATTTAGCAACGATTGGGGATCTAGTTTTATTTAAAACTGACACCAAAAATTATAACAAATACAAAAGTACATTTGATCAATTTTTTGATGTTGAACAAGAACAAGTTTATACCTTACCGGTTACAGTAAATCCTATCAAATCTGAAACTGAAAATTTAGTTTATATCCCAGACGGATCAGACGGGTCTTTTTCAATGTTAAAGGTATCAGATGATCGAGTTCCTTGGCATTTAGATAGAATTAGTAAACGTGAGCTTCCTTTGGATGGAAGTTATGCTTACAGTTTACCTGGTAGTTGTCATAAAAATTCAGATGTTGAAATTCATACATATGTTGTAGATACAGGTGTAGATGAAACACATCCGGAATTTCAAGGACGTGCCAAGTTTTTAGAAAATTTTACGGGTGATAACGAGAACTTTGATGGAAACAGCCATGGAACGCATTGTTCTGGTATCATTGGATCAAAAACATATGGAGTTTGCAAAGACACCTTGATTTTTGGAGTAAAAGTATTAGATTCTCAAGGGTCTGGTAGTACATCTGGTGTAATTGCCGGTATGAATTATGCATTCAAAAGACATCTTGAAAATGAAAAGAAGAATCCAAATGTACGTTCAATTATTAGTATGAGCTTAGGTGGGGGCAAGTCTATTGCTATGAACCGTGCAGTTGAAAATATGATTAAAAACAGTAACACTTTTTATATCGTAGTTGCTGCAGGCAACGAAAATCAAGACGTAAAATCAAGTTCACCGGCTTCAGCTCGTGGTATTCTTACAGTTATGGCTATGGGAAGAAATGACCAAAGAGCTTACTTTTCTAATTTTGGAAGAACAGCAAGTATTTACGGAACAGGCGTTGAAATTGAATCAACAATTCCTGGAGGAAAGACTGCTGTTTACTCGGGTACTAGTATGGCCACACCTCAAATAGTTGGAGCTTTAAACCATTATTTAGACCAATTTCCTCATATGAATATGAAACAAATTAAAGAAAAAATGCTTAGTGATGCTACTAAGAATGTAATTAGTGGTAATCCTAAAAATACTCCCAATCTTATGTCTTTTATCAAAAGACAAGATGACTAAACAATAGTTGTTATATATTTGTTATATATTTGTTATATATTTGTTATATATTTGTTATATATTTGTTATATATTTGTTATATATTTGTTATATATTTGTTATATATTTGTTATATATTAATCTTAAAAATGGTGGTTGATAACCACTTTTAGGATGTATCTAATCTGTTTGATTTAATTTAAGTAAACGACCTAACTGATTATATTTTTTCATTTGTAAACTTCGTTTAGTGTCAATTATTTCATATCTTACTTTTTTAATCTGCGTTTTAAGCCTTTCTTCATTTATAGAAGATTTCAATTTTTTCCAGAAAGGTTCCCCACCTTTATCAGTGATAAAGTAAACATAACTATTTGTGTATTTTGTATCATTTATATAAGATACTTCGTCTTCGTTTATATATATAGCTTTTAATCCATTTTCTAACATATCTTTAAGATGAAAATCAAGCAATATGATTAAAAAGTTATATTTCTTTATGTCAATTTTATCATTATTATATATAAAATTTACCAAGTAATTTGGTCGTTGAACATTTTTATATTTGTATAATTTATATAAGAGTTTTCTTGAAATATAATCAATATTTCGTTTACATATTTTATCAATGTGCGAAGATATTTTGCATATATTTTTATAATCTTTAACAGAAGATGATTTTAATATTATCTGCAATACTAACTCTGGTGGTAGGTCTTTCATATAATATATAAAAGAAAAAAAATCACAACATCTTAGTTTAATTAGATTATTTTATTATTAATTGTTTTGCATTTGGGATTCCAAGATTTCTATTCTTTGTATCAAATTTTGTATTATTATTTTATTTTGTTCAGATTCTTGTTGTAAAGCCTCTATTTTATGTTCGTCTTTTCTCATATAATTATCATGGTCTAAACTTTTAATCGCACCAACCAAATAAGGAATCAAACGTTCGTGTTTTATACGTTTATATACAACCCCACTACCTATTTCAGTATATTCCGATACTGCTAATGGCACTAATGGTTCTAATTGTTGTGCTATAAAACCTACATCGCTAGTATTTCGCTTCGATTCATTAAAAACATCATCACGCCAATCAAATGTTACTGGTCTAAATGATCTTACCGTTTGCAAAGCTACGTCATTATTTATATCTAATACATTTTCTTTGAGACGTTGATCTGATAAACTTCCA